TCAAAATGAGACAGGCTCGATAACTGGCGGGTTCGGACGTAGCGACCCCACAGTCACACGTAACTTCTTCGGGCCATACAGGAACGACTGGTTCTTCTATCGTGATAACAGGCTGCTTAAGAGCGGCCCGATTACGAATGCTGGTTGGAGCGATCAAAGCGAAGGCATGATTACAATGGCAGGTAAGACGTGGGAACACCTGCTAGATCGACGTATCTGGTACTTCGATCCACAAGAGCCTGACTTCGAGACGCTCATCAGCAAGTACATCTACAGGAGTGGTGTTCCGGTCTACCCCGCAGATAAGAAGCCTCTCCTATGGCCCTTACACAAGATCGTTCGGGACTTGCTGGATAACGTCGAGCTCCATGGCAATCTCGGCGATCCGGCATATAACCTATCTGGCACTACGCCTGGCGCAATCATGGAGTACGAGATATTCCCGTTCGATACTACGCCAATCATGCAGCACATCAAGACTATCTCTGAGCAGGATATCGGGTTTGACTTCGATATCAAGTACTTTGCACCATTGCAGTTGAACTTCATACTTCATGCGCCGATCAAGGAATCTAGTGGTATCACATACGCACTAGATCGTACCAATGTAACGTCTCTGTCGTTCTCAAATGACGGTCCGGTAGGTACACGCAACTATGTCATTGGCGATGGTTCCCTTGGTACGAACTGGGGATTCATCGACGAGTACATACCGTCCTCTGATCGGTTCAGAACGTTAGAGTCTGTTACACGGTTCGGTAGGATCAAAGACCTTGATGCACTACAGAGTCTTGCTAAGAGTGAGAAGGCAAGAACGAAGGAACCTACGCTTACAGTCAGCGTCACTGTGTATCCTGATACTATTCCCAACTTCTGGGCTAAGCTCGATACAGGAATTAGAGTCACGTTAGACTACGACTTCGGGTTCCATAACCTTAACAGCGATCCTGATGATTCAGGCTCATTTACCTTCTGGCGTGTGAAGGGCTATACGCTTAATATCACACGTCAGGGTGATCCCACAGTGACACTCGATATGTCAAGGGTGCCGGGATGAGAGAGCACGAACGAGATTACAGTCATAACGCGATCCTTGATCTATACAAGGCACAGCGTGTTAATCAGCAGGAGTTCTCTGATCTGTGGAATAGGCTGCCTAGTGCGCCAATCCTCAAGCACGCTACACAAGTGCCACTCCATCCGGTGCAGGGCATGTTCGTGGTCGATCCCTCGATACGTGCATTCTGCTTCTACCTTGGTACTGAGTGGATATGTCTCAGAGATAATCCGCTTAGCCATGCGATCAAGATATATGGGGATAAGCAGACCAACAAGGTCAATACCAATGGTCTGTTCCGCTTCACAATCGACCCACTTTTAGATAACACCAACATAACTATGCTTGGTGCTTTCAACGGCACAGCAGGTACAGGCCCCACAGTCATCAATATAACGAACATGACGCGCGCATTAACAGTCGGCACCACTACCATCCCTGGTGGGGCTACTGCTGCATTCAACAACAGCATGGACACCACTGGTTCATTGAACAATCCACATAACCGTGTCCATGTGTACGACGATATCTGGATCAACTGTTCTGCTGTAGCCGCAGGATCAAAAGGACTAGGAGCTTACGTATATTTCGAGTATCCGCCTGAGGAAGAAGCTTAGACGATGGGCTGTAAGATCGGCTCATTCGCTATACCGTCCAGCTCTACGTTCAATATCACAGGACTAGGCTTTCAGCCAAGATGGGTGCTGTTCCTTACGTGCAACACTACACCCGGCGTAGCTAATACATGGACAGGACGACCGTCAGCAGGCATTGGTATGGCCGCCATGCAAAACACCACTATTGACGACAGCGGTGCTTCCGTCAGGAATGCACAGATATCCGAGGTTTGGTACAACAGTAACGTAGGTGGCTCATTCCTCGGTGATCTGGTTACTTGGATTCGTGACAACGGTCTGACTGGTGAGAACTTTGCGATGTACGTACCATCGCTCGATCCCGACGGTTTCACTGTTGCGTTTGCTGGTGGTGGATTCAATGTCAATGCAGTAGGTAAGGTAGTGTACTACCTTGCAGGCGATGGATCGTATGAGGAAGTCGCTAGCTCTCTAGCGTTCGTTCCGGGTACACCTAGTTACGAACTAGGATTCGAGCCAATTGGTTTCTTTGGCATTGGTGCAGGCGGCGACGTTGCTTCCTTCGGTAACACACAGAGCATGAGCTTCCTCGATATCTCGGTTCCCTCCGTCTGTGGGGGGTATTTCGATGACGGCGACTTTCCCGTCTTTGCATCACAATGGCGCGGCATCATCGATCCTAACATCGATGTGCAGGAATGGTGGGGTTATGACCAGGGATCGGACGTAACTATCCTTGAAGAATCACAGGGTGGTGGCGTTCAGTTCAACATGCTGTTCTCAATGAACAAGACAGACACCGCAATCATTCCTGCGTTCAATAGTGCAGGCTTCTCACTTGGTCATGTACGGATGGCTCCGATCATGTTCGGGAAGGTTGCTTGCGTAACTGGTAGCTTTGTTCCAAGCACCACAACGGGCGTATGGACGGAAGTACCTCTACCCTTTGAGCCAGAAGCAGTAGTGTTCTTCTCGGTTCAGGACAACAAATCAGGCGTTGCCAACACATCTGTATACGGTGCTACTGTATGGGGGTTTTGCACAGACGAAGATCAGGCTGTACTTGGATACGGTGGATTCTGGAACCCGCCTATTCCACAGACCTCCGCACAGTTTCACAGCCCCGATCTAGCATGGATAGGTAACTGCATTGAGACAGGAACAATTGGCTCTGTAGTTAGTGCAGGAGAAGCACGCTGCACACAGAATGGATTTGAACACAAGACCAATTACCACAACGCTTCGGTTATGTATCCAGTTCTCTATTGGGCTATTGCACCAGTAGTGGAAGTACCTGGCTTCTTTCGTAGATATGGCGGGTAATGGCACCTCCAGCTAACGACAACTTTGCTAACGCTCAAGGGCCGTTAAGTACGTCTCTGCCTGCATCCGCGACAGGTACTACTTTCGATGCTACGAAAGAGGGTACTGAACCAGCATTCGCTACGAACGATCAGAGCGTTTGGTTCTATTTCATTCCAGCTTCTACTGGTTGGTATAAGTTCTGGATTGATCCAGCAGATATCACGTTCCACAACGGGCAGAGTCTCGGTATTGTTATCGGTACTCCGACTACTCTTGCAGGATATACAACTTCGGCAGTCGAGACATACGCAGTCCACCCGGATGGGCAGTTCTTTACAGGCTTTATGACTGTCGCGATGTTTCTTACTGCCAGCACCACGTATTACATCAAGGTCTACTCCAATAGGCCCAGTGGTGCGAATGCACAGTCGGTTGACTTCACACTTAGATGGGATGCATTCACTCCCCCATCCAATAACAACTTTGCGAGCCCTACTGCTGTGGGTTCACTTCCTGCTTCTCTTGCAGTCAATACAAAAGATAGCACGATGGAGGCAAGTGAGCCTCTAATCAGTCCTGGATTCTATACAGGTATCCAGAGTCGCTGGTATACCTTTACGGCAGCAGCGGCAGGGTTGTATCGTGTCACTCTAGTTGATGCCGACTTTACCCATACAGGTACACATCTGCACGGTACGATTGGTGGTATCCCACAGACGCCTGGGTTGATCTATGCACAGGTGTTCAAGGACTTTGTGGATACACTAGCCGAGACGACAGAAGCGAATGCGCTCGCTGTTAACAGCATGAGTGAAGGAACGAGCGGCGACATAGTTCTGTCGTTCGTTGTGCCAAGTGCAGGCACGTACTACATTCGTATCTCGACGCCATACAAGCTCAAGGCTGGCGTTTCCGATGGTGAAACTTACAGTTGGAACGATCAGGCTGTATCGACAACGATGCAAGTTGCGGCTGCTGCTTCACCAGGGAATGATAACTTTGCCAGTGCCACGGTACTCAGCACGACGGTACCCAACAGTCTAACTGCACAAACAACATTCGATAGTTCGCAGGAAGCTTCCGAAGCTGACGTATTCTCGTCTGGTAGTAACATCGAGCAGAGCGTATGGTACAAGTTCACTCCTACTGTCACCGGCGCGTATATCTTTAAGCTTCCGCTTGCCAGTGCAACTTATCATGGTACTGCTGGTGCATCTAGTGGCGAGCTGAATATCGGTATCTGGCATCAAACGACGTTGGCTGGAATTACAACGGCCAACATGATTACGTCAGATGTGATGTATACCGATCCCGCTTGGACAACACCACATGATGCAGCTATCATAGTTTCACTCACGGCCGGAGAAGTTTACTACATCAAGGTTGCTTCGGGATTCGGTACGACATACAACCGATCATCGTGCGATTTCACCATTACATGGGATGCAGTTCCCGCTATCACAAACGATGACTTTGCAAATGCGACAGCTATCAGTGGTGCTAGTGGTTCCGTTTCTCCCGTACATACAGCCACTAGTACATTCCAGACAGGCGCAAGTGAACCGCCGTCGTACTACTGGAACGACCCACAGACACAAGGAACTATATGGTACGACTGGACGTGTCCTGCTACTGGTGATTACGTATTTAAGATCGAAGCCACAGAGGATAGCACTGGCACGATACAACCTACATTCGACCTAGCCATTTGGCAGGGTAGTTCGGTTGGTTCTCTTACAAAGATTCGTCGCAGCTTCATAGGATCACAGAATGTAGAAGGCCGTCCTTGGTCGCCTGCTACTGCTGTGGGGTTTCACGCGATAAGCGGCCAGCACTATAAGATCCAGATTACGAACTGGTCGCCTGTCTACAATGATTCCAAGCTAACATGGCGTACGAATACAGTCACCGGAGATAGCACAACGGCTCCTGCTTCGATGCCGAACGGTCGTACGGATAACTACGGCAATGACAATAGCGAGCCACCTCCCAACTTTGCAACTATCCTTGCTGGACACGATAGCTGGTGGTTTACCGATGGGCAGGTTGGTGGCGTTAAGTGGTTCAAGGCTGTGTATGCAGATACGCAGACGATCACCATTAGCGGACAGCAGTTTGCTGGATACAACGATGGAGCAGTTACTAACTCGTTCGTTGGTGATATTGGCCTGATCGTATATAAGGGTACAAGCTATGGCTCATTGACCGTACCGAAGATTAAGAGCACCACAGTGGATGCGGCCATGATGATGAGTAGTGGCTTCTTCAATGGTGTTGGTACAAGTCACGCTAGACTCGTATCGTTGAACACGCCCGGTGCATCCGATGGCGAGAAGGATATGCAGGTCGATGTTACTGCGGGCGATACCGTATGGGTCTGCATCTTCGGGCTATACGACAACAACATTACAAATGCAGATGAACTTGATGCTACGCAGTTTGAACTTGATCTGTTCATCCCGGCGGCTGTCCCAGGTAATGACGTATGGTCCACTGTTTACTCAAGCAGCGGTTACCAGTATAACTTGTCTCGGGACTTGTACGATGATGGCTTCGCCGTAGGCCCGGAAGCAGGTACACGCGCCGGTACTACCATTGGTGCAACAGCATCAGTAGGCGAGGGAGCACGCGCAGGATTCGCAGCCACTCGCAGCGTATGGTACAAGATGTTCCTTGACGATGATGACACACGTACATGGGAGTTCTCTGTCAGTTCTGCGGTAGATTGCGTACTTGGTATCTACGAGATTGTAGCTGGTGGTGCGCTTGGTGCGCTATTAGCAAGTGACGATGACAGCGGCACAGGTGATACACCGCTAATCAACTACGTGCCGAATGATCACACGGTATTCGGTAATGGCTACGCAATCGTCGTAGACTCCAAGACTGAGGGATCGTTCACGCTTAACTACAGGCGATTGAACCCGGCTACTCCACCGGGTAACGATAACTTCGCAAACGCCACAGTCATCGGTGCTATACCGTACTCAGGTAGCGGAACGACGGTCGGTGCTACTGCCGAGTTTGATGAGCATACGGCACAGGAGCTAGGTTCCGGTCCGAAAGATAGTGTTTGGTACAAATACGTTGCCACCTTCAATGGCAGATTGAAGATCAAGGCGCGATGTACCAGTGCTTTCGACGATGCCTACGTGTACGTCGATACGTGGCGTGGCACTACACTCGCAGGTTTGGTACGTGATCCTACCCCACCCCCCACAGGACCTGGTGGTGGTGTTAATCGAGGTTTCTTCAATTACTTTGCTACGCCAGCACAAAACGAAGGCGCAGCAATCAACCTCGATATCGTTAGCGGACAGACGTACTATATCCGCGTACAGACAGAGAGTGGCGGATCAGAGACATTCGACATTCAGACCGAAGTCGATGCTACCTACATTGATATCCAGCCTAGTGGCTCGGATGAGATGCATGGTACTCTCATCGACTCGGCCACTGTTCTTGTGGATATCCAGGTATCTGCTATTGAACTGTACTCTGTCACTACGGATGCAGCCACAGTTTTAGTTGACATTCGGGCTAGCTCCACTAACGAACTTATGGCACATGAGTATACTGATGTGGGTACGGTGTACTACAACATTGGCGTCGATAGTCACGACTGTCAAACAACCTGGGACCCCACACAGTTAACTGCATATGGCAGACGACGGTACGAGACTCATACTAATGGACGTTGGAACGGTACTCGAGGTTTCCGCAGGTGGGAAGCTATCGGAGGCGACGGACTTGAGGAGTGCTAAATGGCTACAGCCATCACACTAGGTACAAAGGAGAACTTCCCAATCGACGTCATCGACAACACTGGCATCCTTACTACGCTAGTGGGCTCAAGTCCTAACTTCGATGTACTCGATGAGGCAGGCGCATTTAAGATCACAGCACAAGCAGCTACGGTAAGTGGCACAATGCGGCTCATGTGCTTGTGTGATTTCTCGAACCAGACTACATTTCCTGTGGGGTCTTATAGGTTATTCGCCAAGTTTACCTTCGGTAGCGAGACACCGAGGCTTGGACCGTTTGACTTACAAATCATCGATAGAAACCTTATCGGCTAATGGCTGATGGTCCGTGGCAGAATGGTAATCGTCTCGCTAACAGGGCTATAACGGCATTAGCTTTGATTTCTGTTGCAGGTATCATAGGCGGCATAGTTGTTGCATACCTCGGACAGCCCGTTGGCGCGATCATTGCCGTAGTCACAGGATCAGTTGGCGGTATCGTGGCAATCATACTAAAAGCGCAAGGAGGTGGGTGACATACAGGAAGGCGCACAATTGATGTTGTTCCCTACTGGACTAGGAGAGGCACCAATGGCGGAGATTCTCGATACTGACCCTGGCGACGACAACGACGATAGCGTCAATGATCCTGATGATCTCGAGCGTCCCCCGGAAGATGATGTAGAGGACGTTGATCCACACGACGATGACGACGACGACTAACGATGCCGACGTCAGCAGAACAGCGTAAGCATATCCGCACGATCCTGCGTGTGTACCTTGAAAAGGCTGAGGCTAATCAGCCAGATATCCACTACTCACAGCATCGTCCGTTACTCTCACTAGGTAAGCCGCCTAGTAGTAGCTCGATGGTTACGGACTGTAGTGGCCTGGTGATTAGTGCCTCTTACTGGGCCGATATCTGGCTTCCCTTATCTTACAAGGACCCAGGAGGCTATCACTACTCAGGTTGGGGCAATACTGGTTCCATCTTAGCAACGAACCATAAGCGCCGTGTTCCTTTAGATCACAAGTTCTTCGTTGGTGATATGGCGTTATATGGTTCGTGGAATAAGACTAAGCATGTAACCATCTGTCGTAAGAATGGTGATACTCAGTCATCTGTATGGACAAGTCACGGCTCGGAACGTGGTCCATATGCATGTAGGCTGTTGTATCGCAATGATCTTGTTGCTGTATTCCGTGCCGAACAGTTAGCCTAAGGAGGAACGATGGCAGTATCTGTGAATATTGGTCGTGGTGGAGTTGAGATTAGTTGGACACCTGGCGACTATGAAGGTCCGGTTCGTATCAAGGCAGAGAACGTGGAGAATGGTGATATCGGCATTGTTAAGGATACTAACGATGGTAAACACTTCCTGACCTGGCCGCCTGGTACATACGTTGATGAGGTTACTGTCTATACCGACGATGAAACTGCTACTGTAATCGACCAGGGTGTCATCGCTGTTAGTGTCAGCGAGTGAAAGGAGAGACTATGGGACAATTACTACATTCGTTCTTTGAGGATACCAGAGTTCAGATCGCATTACTGATTCTTGTTCTGGACTTTGCACTCGGGACGATTGCTGCGCTTCTTGACAAGACACAGGGTTTCCGTCTTAGCTACTGGGCGGACACTTTACGCACAGATGTGCTTGGCAAGATTGTTCCCTTCTTTGTCATCTACGGTGGATACAAGTATGCCGCATCGGCTGACCTTGTTATCCCCGGACTTGACATGGAAGTGCTGATGAACGCAGCATGGGGAGTTGTGGTACTCGCACTGACAGGTTCGATCCTTAAGTCTGTTACGGATCTTGGCTTGCTTAAGTCATTCCTTCCGCCGCAGATTGCAGGTGGCGACCCTGTTACGCCTGTTGTGCCTGCTCCACCCAATCCTTAAAGATGTAGCCCCTGTGGGGGTTACGTAAACAAAGCCCCGGCTCTAACCGTTCTCTCCTGCGGATATCCGGGGCTTTGCTACGTCTAGTGGGACTAACAACTCTGTATCCTTAATGACTTCCAGCATGTATTCCAGCTCGTCGTTGTCCGGCATTGTCTCTACAGTCATAACCGGAACTTCTCCCCACTTAAGCTCTATCGTAGCAGAGATGGCTGTAGATGGAATAAGCCCGCGCTTAATCAGCAGGCGCAGGTATTCGTCACCGATCTTAGCTGGCATGGTTAAGCTCCAAAGCTGGCATAAGGTATCATCCTGAATTTGGGGTTTCTATCTGCGAACATCATCCATCCTGCACCGAAGGTACAGAACTGTAGCATGTGTCTTGCCGCATCTCTACCGTGTACAGTTCCTTTCTGGTACAGATTCAGTCTACGTAGGGCATCGTCGTTATAGTGGCCCTTGCCCTGAGCCGGTGTTTGCTTCTTTACGTGGCAACTGGTATTCAGGGCTTTATACGCTTCGATGATGCCTATGAGCTGAACCGAGAACAGCACCAACTTATCTCTTGCACGATTTCTGTACTGGAAATCCTCATACACGATGATTGTCGGTTCGAGGTCTTGTAGCATAAGCCATAAATCTGCTGGTTGTAGCTCAGCTTCGTTATATGCTATTTCAACTGTGTCGTCTAGTGCCATACGTGCAAGACAGTAACCTGTCGTAACTCCGGGATCAAGGCTAAGTAGTATATTCATATCAGTAACGTATCTTCTGACACCTAGCAATTGGGGAACACTGGGAATTACTGGGGAACACGCTGTGCGGCGTTCTCCGGGCCTGAGAATTCGGGCGGAGGTTCACCCGCCGGACGGCTATCTGCGCGTTTCCGCGTGTTTCGTGCAGCCCTGAGCGATCCGGGCCGCCGGTCACTTTGCAGCCGCCCACGTCTCACCATAGCCTATGTCAACTGTGAAAGGTAAGTCCCAAGACAATCTTTCCTTAGCTATAGACTCCATCACACCTCTCGAAATTGCCATGAATTCGTCAACATAATCGTCATCCACATCGGCCATGATACTATCGTGCACCAAGAGTACGATGGCAGCCTTATCACGGTCGATGAGGTTATGGATGATGACACCGGCAAGCAAGGTAATGTCACTGGCAGTGGATTGGGGGTAGAAGTTAATTGCCTCACGATAGAGAGCTTCCTTGTTATCGTCGGTTATGAGGTAGAATCTACGCTTACGACCGAATGGTGAGCGAACGATGTTGGCGTGTACTTCCTTCTCTACACCCTTCTCCCATCGTGCGACACCAGCGAACCTACCCCACCACCAATCAATGAACTTCTGCCCTTCTTTGATTGGAATATTGTGGTGCTGCTTGAACGTCTTAGCTGAGATACGATACGCTACCCCGAAGTCCATGTTCTTTGCGGACTGTCGGTTTTCTGTGGTGAAGTTGGGACCATAGAACATGGTCGCAACCTCAGTATGCAGGTCTAGACCTTCCTGATAAACTCTGATGAGTTCAGGGTCTTGACTGAGTTGCGCGATGACTCTAAGCTCAGCCTGACTATAGTCCGCCTGTACAAATTTACGTCCCTCGCTGGCTTTAAAGAGCTTACGGATATCGGGAAGGTTAGGTTTAGGTCGGACAATGTTCTGTAGATTAGGGTCTGTCGAACTAGTTCGTCCCGTTTCGGTCGTGTGTAGGTTGATGTTGGTGTATACTCTATGTTCTGCATCCTCGAGGGCGTACGGTAGGAGGCCGACGATGTAAGTGCTATTAATCTTGCCAAGCTTCTTAAAGCGATCCAGCTCTCGTGTAACTGACTCGATGACTTTCTTATCCTTATCAGATTTGCACGTATAGTCCCCGCGTAATATCTCCTGTCGGGCGTAGTTGTCTGTACTGCGCTCAAAGGTTCTGTTCTGTTGTGCTGGTCTACGCCGCATGGCATGGTCTATCCCCCACGTATCATAGTACAGTGCCGCCATCTGTGTTGGACTTCCCGGGTTAAGTAACGGTAGCCCAGTCATATCGCGTAGTGACTTCTTAAGTGCGCCTAGTTCGGGATTGACTTCATTCTCAAACATATCTGCTGCCGCATCTACGTCATAGATCAACCCTTCCATCTCTACATCACGAAGGAAGTTAGCAGCAGGTAGCAGGTGTTCGGTGTAGAGTCCCATTATTGTTTCACATCAGGCGGTTGTATTTGTTGGCGCATAGCATCTGACAACAGAGCGCGTATACGATCGGCACGTGGAGTCTGCCAGCCATCTCTAACGAATGGATCGCGGGCTAATTCAGCTTCTAATACTTCTATCCTAGCCCGTAGCTGTTCCTCACGTTCGTATGCACGACCTACGATAACAGCATGAGTGGCAGCAAGAATGTAGTTCTCTGGGTTGGCGTACTCTGCACGTAATGCCTCTACTTCACCGTATTCCTGTTCGAGTGCATCTATGTGATCTAGTAACATATCGCGGTCGCTGTATGGACTACCTTCTTGTTGTTCTCTCTTGCGTATGTCTAGTAGTTCTATTGGTGTAAGTTTGCGAACGATATCTTTCATCACGATACAATCCAACCCAGGGTAAAGCCAAGAGCGAAGATCAACACAACACCAACAAACATAAAGTAATAACCGACGCGCTCCTCAGTATACATTGTCTGACTCCCCTTTGGGTCGTAAGTATTCGAACAACTGGTAGGTACCGGCAACGTCCATACCTGCGTAACGATAGAACTTGTCATAGTCAGTAACAATACCGGTTTTCTTGATCTTCGCAATCTCATCATCATCATACTTAGGCCAATCCAATTCGTTCATGAGTAGATACTCTAGAGCGTGGGTTCCTGGTCGTTCATCAACGGCTGCTGAGAGGAGGATGGTGTCGTGGTCGATTCTAGCTGGTAGTCCATAGGTGTGTCGAAGAACTTTGGTATCGAATGATCCATTATGGTACAAGAACTGGTGATTGGTGGATGCGAATAAGGGATATAGGTGATCCTCAATAAAACGTGTATCTTCCCACAATCCGGACCGTTCCCCCAAGACAGTGGCACTTCTACCATCTGTTGCAAACTGCAAGGAGATGAGGGTTGCAGACTTGCGAAGTCCTCCACGTGTCTCAACATCCGTCGATACGAGTCCGTTATATTCGTTTGTGAGATAGCTAAGATAGGCCTTCGCTTCCACCACATCTTCTATGACCTTGACTTCGGGAAGCGTAGGAGCTGGAGCCGGATTGAACGCCCGTTTAAAATCCGCTCGTAAGTTAGGGAACACTCCATCATCTCTAATAACAAGCGCAGGGTTGTTTGTCGCAACGACAGTTTGCCCGGTGTCCAATTCGTGGCGATAACCACGCACGGACTGAATGGCACGGGCCTTACCGAATACACCCGCAATCGCCTCCGCTCCCCCGGCAATGATGAGCTTTGCTGATCGTAGTTCACTTTCCAACCTAGGCTTACATGCTTTGATAGCCTCTTTCGGAACTTTATTCTCTTTTGGAGCGCAGAGGATAACGTTAGTGAGTCGGATATCTGTACGCTTGACACCATTCTCTCCTAAGAAGTGATCTAATACTTTGCCTGATGGACCAGCAAAAGGTATGCCTGACATAGCTTCGTGATAACCGGGCGATCTACTAACAAAGATCACATCGCTATCGTGCGGGCCAGTAGTAAGTGCGGCCGGTCTATCAACTAATGGACATTCTTCACACAGTGCAAGCGGATGCTTACGTATAGCTAATAGCTCAGAGATGGAATCTTGAGAGAGCTCGATTCCAGGAATCTTGGGCATTGTATCCTTGTCCTCTGGCATTCATTGTATCCTTTGGCTGCCAACGTTCAGTGACAATTAAACCATCATCTGCAATATCGGTTAGCGTGTATACAATCCCATTCATTCTAACTAGCTTTCCGATATTCATATGGCTAAACTCTCTCGGGTATTCATCTCTTTTGTATTCAATCGCTATTACCATATCTCTCCTGTGGGGTTTCCTGTGGGGGGCTAACCTAATAACCCCCCACAGGAATGTGTAACTACTAGGCCGTGAGGTTCTCCGGCTCAGGCGGTAACACAACGTGACAACCCATACCCTTGACCCACACGCGCTTAGTGCCATCCTTGTAAGGCTTGCACTTATGCACGACAGGCTTCTTAGGTGCGGGCTTCGGCTTCTTCTTAGCAACAGGCTTACGCACCGGCTTGGGCTTAGGCTTAACAACCGGCTTGGGTGTAACGACAACAGGTGCGGCAGGAGTAACTACCGCAGGTGGTGTAAACGTAGTAATAACAGGCGGTGCTGTAGAGCAATCGCCATACGTAAACACTACGGTACGGAATGACGTATCTCCGCGAATGAGGATTACGTTAGTAAACCCTCGAGTGTTACCGGGGATTGTAGGTGGTGCTGCACTATCTACAGCCTGACCATCAATCGTACCTCGCACACGATATAGCTGTGCGCCTAAGTCACAGAATACCGTAGGACTCCCCGTAACTCCCGGATTGACCGGAGGCGGGGGAGGCACGATACATACGCCATCGACAAGAACTGCCGGAGGCGAGCATAGAGGGTTAACATCAACCGGAACACACTGTCCATCAATCAGACCGTATCCCTCGGGAATCTCGTCCTGATTGCCTTCAAGGTTCGGACACACGTCAACCGGAGTTTCGTCAGGTAAGCAGATGGGCCTACCGTTCTCATCTTCTGCTGCGTGCATACCTTCTGGCACTGATTCCTGCACACCATCGATGTTAGTACACACATCGGTAGGTGGCGGTCCGACGGGTGGCGGACAGTCGTTTACGCTAGGCTCATCCTGTCCTACATCAAGAGCTAGAACGAATGACCTACCCTGTGAATCAGAGAAATACGATCCGACTGCTGCTCCACCCGTAGCTGAAACACTGACACTAATCGGGTTATCGCCTGTCTGTAGTGCCTCATCCACCCCTGGTGTTCCAACGTACTTACATACGAACACCTTGTCGTTCTCATCACCAGCCATAGCATTTGCATTGAAAGCTACAAATGCTACTACGGCTAGTGTCGCCGCAATAATGAACTTCATTACCCCTCCGTGTTGTATATGATTGACCGCAGGTCAGGCGGTGTATAGTTCGGACCCTTGAGAATCTTGCCATCGTCTCTTACAATAGGCTTACCGTCCTCTCCTAGCTTACTCATGTTAGACCTGTGTACCTCGGCAAAGCAGGCATCGAGGTCTACGCCGAAGGATACTAGCGAACCAGCAAGCACATAGATAAGATCACACACAGCATCCACGTACTCAACTAAATCCTCTCCTTCCCATGCGCCTTGTAGTTCGCGGAACTCCTCGTGGTTAAGCTCGTTACGTAGGTAGTATAGCTTTATATCTTCGTGGTATGTGTTCTCAAGTGAGAAGTCTATCGGATTACCTGGCTCACGGACAACTAAGCCGTAAGCTTCGTGAAACTCTCTAACTGCCTGATACGGAGTGACGTGGCCCATAAGCCGCCAGCATCCAGTCTGTAAGGAGAGCATGGAGTTCTTCCACTGTTCCGTCATTTCCGATATCGCCTCGAATATACGACGGATTGATTCCTGCCTCGCTGACGTGTTCATCTCCCTCATATCCCGGACGTACGATATGCCAAATGTCGCCGGCGTAGTCAGTAATCAACTCGGCTTCGTTATTGAATCGTACATCACGAACCACGTAATCGGTGTCCTCATCGGTTGACAGATAACGCTCCGCAAACTGTTCAACCCAGAAGTCTGGACCGAATACTTCGCGTCCCATTTCTGTACCGAATCGTTGTAAGTGCTGACGCCAATCGAATGAACAGGCCAACGTCGGACCAAAGTGTGGTCTCTCGTAGTTGTGTACCTTTACGATGGTGTCCTCGTTCTTCCAGCTAAGGGCATCCTCTAGGGTAATACCCCACAGAGCACAGACCGCATCGTACATCACGTCTGAGAATCCGACCTTCTTATAACCGTACTCTGTGACAAGGAAGTCTGCGACGGTATCCTTGCCTACACCCATATTACCTGTTAATCCGATAATCATGATAACGGCTGCCCATTAGGTCCGATAATGCCGGGAGGTCCTGGAAGTGCAATGTCTGGCCTAGATGCCCTAGCCATTTGCTGAACTAGCATACGACGATCCTGCTGCATCTGAGCTAAGACCGATGCCTTGAAGATTGCCTGCATCTCACCTTCACTCATGCCCATCTGCTTAACCATCGCTGTCAACGCATTGACCTTCATCTGGATTAAGTATGCGTCGATGGAAAGCATACCCGCATGTACGTGTTGTGCGGTCCAGAGTGCCTGTTCCTTTTCTACCTCATCTGAGAGACGCGCAACTTCCTGCTCATAGTATGCTTCATCATGTTCTGACTCGTACATCAGTCGATCGCCTTAATCTGCACGGCTTTTCCTTTCTTAGATATCTCGATCTGTCCTCTATCCTCGAGAGTGTTCTGAACCTCGTCCATCTCACGACGCGACAGATGATAGTGCTGCATGAGTTTACCTCGTAGTATGTTCGGCTCCCTTCTGATCGCACCCAGGACGTTATCGAGTAGACGTTGCGTAGTGGTGCGACCTGCGTTTAACAGCAGGTCTACCGTATACGGCAACCAACGCTGGATATACTTGGCTGCTATCGCTACGTCCTCGTCGAATACTTCAAGCACGTTATCGTTAGGCTCACGCCGTACTGCCGCTATGAGCATAGCCATCTTCAAGAGTGACCGGGACATACGCTCATACGTAGGAAGTGCGTACTCACTGATAACTGCATCGTTAGCAGTTTTCCACATCTTTTCCTCAATGTCACCGTATCGTGCCCAAGCATCTTCGGTCAGCATGGCCTCGATTTGCTGAGGTATATCCTTTACCTTCTGGCCTGCCAGTACGAATGATCCTGTCTGATTGTATGTCTCATACAGAGCGAATAGCTTCTGTGCTATTAGTGCTCGAGTCTCAACTAAGTTCGCTTGTGCTGGCCCTGTGCGGCGGATATTATCTAAGACCGCCACACCACTGACGGTGAGAAACCTCGGTATGAATCCAGACAGGATCATCTGGTCAGTAATGAGTGTGTATGTTCTATCTCGGATACCACCACCGAAGAAGATGAACACGGGTGATGACACCGTTATTGTTTCCTTACGCAGCTTACGTGGTAGGATCGGCGGTATGTCATAGAGCTGAGTCATAAGCTCAGGCATACCAGCCATGTAGGTCTTGTTCTTGATCGAGTCAAAGAACCCACTAATCTCATCACGGAAGAACACTGACACCTGATTGGGTCTACCTGCTAATCCGCTGAGTAACCCTTCTGCCGATGCATCTGTGGCTAAGATGCGATCCTTGTCTATCTCCTCAACAAAGGACATAGCCATCTTCATGGCTGTAGTCTTACGTGAGAGGGTAGAGTCACCGAGGATCATACCCCACAGATTAGGCTGTGTCGTACCATAGTTGGTGTTACATACGATACCCTGAGCCGTGAGCGTGCTCAGTACCATGAAGAAACAAAGATCGTGGTAATCAACTATGGCATCAGTACTAGCTGTCGCCCAATCCTTGTAATCGTCGATGAAGGTACGCGGAAGTGCAGCTATCTCCTCATTCGTAAGAAGCTGCGGAACATCGAGATTCGTGTACGTACCCACAAGCTTGCCAATGCGAGCCTGTGATTCCGCTGCTCGCTGTACTTCTCTCCATAGATGAGATAGCGGACGATTGTCGCGTGCGTACTTGTTGCACTTTGCTGTGAGTGCGACCGAGAAAGTTTCTTCAAGGTTAAGACCTTCCTCAATGCAGATATTGATGAGTCGCCACAATACACGCGACCAGTCGAACTCCGGTTCTTCCTCGTACAATGTGTGGAACGAGGTACGACTGAGCTTATTCCAATGATGCAGGATAACCTGCTGTGCATCGGGAAGATCATCCGGCACAGTAAGGTCATATACACCTTCATCTATCGAAAGCTCAGGCAGACCACCGAGTGCAGCTAAAGGAGCTAACGTCTCGTAAGCATGACGAAGCTCAACCTTGGGCAGGTTCTCGTACTTATAGTTAATCGTATACGGTACACGCAACAGTTGGGTTAAGTCCCAACCCGACGGATCAATGCCGTTACTGCGGTAAGCATACGCAAGTCGCTTACTGAATTGTTCTGCCGCATACGGATCGAGCTTCTCGTCTATGCGCCATATAGCTTGGAACCGCCCCACAGAAGATTCAATCACGCACTGTGGCTGTGGTGTAACCTCGTCGGGATCACACGTATCGAGATCAGCCCACAGAAGATTACAAGGTACACAGTGTTCCTTAAGTCTCCGAGGTGAGGCAAGCAGGTTAACACCAAACCATACGTTAGACCTAGCTGCACTCTTTTGTACGTATGATATGATCTGGTCTTTACCCGTCGGCCACTTGAAGAACCGTTCCTTGAATGGCTTACCAGTTCCAGGCTCCTGACTAGCGATACAGACGTAGCCTTCATCCTCGCCAAAGACGTAGTTAAAGAACGCTTCCTGAACTGTGACGCCTGCGGTTGGCATTAGGTCTTAATTAGTCGGTATCCGTTGGTGATGCTGATAAACCGTTTCTCTACTTCTTCGTCTGTTTCTCCGTAATAGCGGATCATAAGGCGATCTAGCTCATCTGCTGCGTTTAGTATAGACCGTCCCTTGCTGCGGTTAAGTAGCATTTCACCGATTTCCTGTGGATCACGAATGTCTCTCATCTATCGCCCCGAACTGTATGAAGGGATGGTAAAGGGTGGCTCCGCAGAACCACCCGATACCATACGTCTTATTACTTGTGGTGTTTAGATCAATCCGCCAGCAGGCGTACCAGTTGCGGAACCTGCGGGCTTAACACCAGTAATAGTGTTCGTCATCACTCCCGGCTCGGCATTATACTTCTGCTCGACCTTGACAGTAACGACGCACTCACGTCCAACAAGATCCTCTACATCGAGGTTGAACTTACCGGACACAAGCTTCTTCTCGTCATAGCCAAGGGCTGTCAGAAATCTGACGAGCATACCCTTTAGCGTTGCTGCCTTCTCGTAGTCGGCAGGCGGGATACTATAGTTACCCCAGAAACGTCGGTTCTGATACTCACCTTCCGTAACCCGGAAAGTAACCATCAGCTTGGGAGTGCCAGCAGGCAACACACCTTCGCCACTAACCTCACCCATCGACGCTTCGTATACCGTACAAGGATACGAACCAGCAGGAACCGGCTCGAAACCCTTAAGGTCAGCACCACTAAGATGGGTGAGGTTAG